GCCCGAGCTGGAGCTGCCGAGCACGCCGGGGCCGGCGTCGCTGTTGTTGCCGAACACCGCGGAATTGGTGTCGTCCATGCTCACGCCGTGGACGCCCGCGGTGCCGGTGACTGTGCTTCCATACACGCCGACGCCGCTGCTCGTCCCGCCCGCGACGCCGTACGACGAGTACGACTGTCCGTAGACGCCAACCCGGTTGGCCCCGACCGACGTGCTACCGCACGTAGCCACGACGCTGTCCGAGCCGAGGACCCCCGAGATTCCGATGCTGGCGATCTCGTCATGGGTGCCGCTGCCGATGTTCCCGCGGAACCGCAGCTCGTTGACCATCGCGTCGATAACCATCGACGCTTGGTCGGCGCCGTTGTTGGTCGTCGGGATGACGGTGGAACCGTTGGTGTGTGCGAGCACGCCCGAGCAGCCCGTCAGTGTGATCGAGGTCTTGCCGGTGTAGGTGAAGTAGTCGCGGTCGTTCGTCGAGTCGTAGACGATGGCGGTGCCGCCCGACGAGTGGAAGTCGGTCGTGTTCTTGACGTTGACCGTGCCGTCGGCGGCGCTAGTGGCCGAGGTCAGGTACGTGCCCTTGGTGCCGAACGTACCGGCCGAGATGTTGATGCCGCGGATCGCGCCCGCGGTGATGATGTCGGCGTTGAGGTCGGCGATGATGCCGCTGGCCGCGGTGATGGTGCCGGCGACCATCTTCGCCGCGGTGATGGTGGCGCCCGCGATCTCGTTCGCTGTGATTGTCCCGGCCGCGATCTCGCCCGCGGTGATGGTATAGGCGGTGAGTTTGTTCGCATGCAGCGAGCCCGCCTGGATGCGCGCGGCGTCCAGGTAGCCGGCGTTGATCTTGACGGCGTCGAGGTCGGCGATCTTGGCGTTGTCGATGGCCGCCGTGCCGATCATCGCGTTGACGATGGCGCCGGTCTGGATGGCCGCCGTGCCCACTGCGATCGAGTTCGCCGCCATGAACTCGGCGGTGATCTGGCGCCCGAACCCGACGTCGTCCCAGTACAGGTCGAGGTTGGTGCTCGCGGTGTCGTTGACCACGCCGATCGAGACCCAGTAGATGCCGGCCGGCACCGTGTACGTCCCCTTCACCTCCACGAAGCCTGTGGTGATGGCCACGTTGTTCTGTAGGTTGGTGATGTCGACGCCGGTGTCGCTGACGTTGACCCAGTTCGCCGGCGGCGTCGTCGGCAGGCCGTAGGCGCGCACGTAGTGGTCCGAGCCGTAGGCGCTGCTGCCGCGCCACTTCAGGCGCCAGGCGTAGGTCTCGCCGGGGATGACCGGCATTGCGAAGCAGCCGCAGCCGGCGCGCTGGCCGCCGGTCTTGGTCAGCTTGAAGGATTGCAGGCCGCCGGTCTTGATCGTCGTGTCGACGGCGAACGTGCCGTTGCCGTTGTCCCACGACTTGGACCACGCCACTGCGCCGTCCTCGGCGCCGGGGTTGGGCACCATGTTGATGTTGGGGTAGGTGCCCCGCGCCAACTTGTCGGCGGTGATGATGAGGTCGGCGAGGTCAGTGCCGACCAGGCCGCCCAGCGTGGCAGCCGTGCCCGCGACCGCGTTGAACGCGCCGAGCGCGCCGTTGATGGCGACCGCGCGCACCCAGTAGTAGTACGTCACGCCGGTGGTGCCGGAGGCGTCGGTGTAGACGTTGGCCGTGGTCGTGCCGTTGAGCGTCGCCGTTCCGATCGCGTCGGTGGTCGAGCGCCACACCTCGACGTACGAGTGGTTCGCGTAGTCGAGCATCTCCCACGACAGGATGACGTTCTTGAACGCCCCCGCCGCTTCGAGGTTGGTGATCGTCGGCGGCAGCGTCAGCACCGGGCGGGTGTCGATGTAGCCCGAGCCCACCGATAGCGACGCGGCTTGGTTGCCGACGTAGCGCGCGTTGCCGACGTTGATCGAGAGCGCGCCCTCGTTCATCAGGTCGCGCAACGTGAGGTGCTTGTCGAGCACGGACGCGCTGACACCCTCGCGCACGTCCATGATCTGCTTCATCGCCATGACCGCGCGGCGGAGGACGCTGATGTCGTCGGTGCGCGCGCTCGGGATCGACGGCAGCACCACGGCGGCGGACGGGTTCAGCGTCCCCGCCCGCTGCTCCTCGGCCAGCGCCTTGCTGATCGGGTTGCTGTCCGTGACGCTAGCCATCGCGCGACAGCTCGGACATGTGCGACGCCATCTCGACCGTTCGCACCTCGGGGGTGCCGGTCAGCTCGATGTGGTACCGCTGCGAGCGGTAACCCGAAGGCAGGCGGAACGGGTACTTGTCCGCCACCGCCTCGGTGTGCTTGAGCGTGCCGTCGGCGTACAGCTTGAACGTCACCGGGTACGAGGCGGCGTCGACGCGCGCGCAAGACAAGTTCGTGCCGTATGGCAGCGAGAACACGCCCGAGACCCAGTCGTATGTGAGCGCCGACCCCGCATCCCACTTCTTGAGCACGTTGCCCACGACGAGGTACAGCGCGTCGCGGCCCTTGTCGCGGAAGCCCGCGGTGGCGTAGACGTCGGTCTCGCAGAAGGTCGGGGTCGCGCCGAACGAGAAGATCAAGCCCTTCTGCACCGAGCCGGTGTCGTAGAAGGCGATGTAGCGGTTGTCGCTCTCGTACGCCGAGATCGAGCTGGGCACGTACGCCTGCCACTCGATCCGGGTCATAACGTCCTCGGTCACGTTCTGGATGCCCGCGGCGCTGACGCGCATCAAGCCGTCGGGCGAGGCGAACAGGACGCCACCCATCATCGGCACGATGGAGCGCTTGGACACGCAGCTCTGCGCGACCGCCAGCTTCTCCGAGGTCATCGAACCTGGGTCGGAGCCGGTGAAGATGTAGATGCCCTGCTTGGTGCCGACGAACAGCGACTGGTCGAAGGCGGCGATGCCGACGATCGGCGCGTCGGTGCTGCGCTGGTAGCGCGTCGGCCAGGCGTACGGCGCGAACGGCTCGCTGAAGCACACGGTGTTGCCGGTGAAGCCCGCGAGCACGCCGTTGGCCATCGCGCACAGGCCCGTCATCGCGTCGGGCGGCTCGACCCAACCCACGGTCGACAGCGTCTCGCCGAGGTCGGCGGTCTCCGTGGTGTCGGCGTAGGTGGTCGTCGCAATGGCGAGGTCGCTCGCGGTGACGAGCTGGAACTTGGTGCTGAGCGAGCCCGCCGCCGAACGGTAGATGCGCTTGTAGGTGATGTTGTAGGTGCCGACCGGGGCGACCGGGATCGACGACAGGTTGACCGTCTGCCCCGGCCTCCACTCGACCGCCGTGCTGGCCACGCTCGGCGGGCCTTCCTCGCCCCACGCGCTGACGTAGGTCACGACGTAGGTCACCGTCTCGGCCGGGTCGGCGGCGTCTGTCGGGCTGCCGCTCACGGACGCGCTGAGCGCGGTGCTCGGCGCTGGGATGCCCATGCGGTACGCGTTGCTCGGGTACGGCACCCCGGTCGTCGCCATCGCGGCGGTGGCCTTCTTCGGGTACGTGCCGTCGGTCCAGTACGTCTTTTCCTCGGTGTCGTTGTCGATCGGCCCCTTCACCACGTCGGTGTCGGCCGTGAACTGGAACCAGTACAGGACCTCGGAGGCGCTCGACTGCCCGAAGCGGTAGATCGACAACACGGTGCCGCCCGAGAACGTGACACCGGCGCCGGGCGTGCCCAGGCCGAGGAACGGCTTCAGCGAGCCGCTGGTGAACTTGGTGTTGACGGCGGTCTGCGCCTCGCCGAGCTGCAACAGGTCGACAGCGCGCGACGGGCGCAGACCGAGGAAGGTGCGCAGTTCGACTTGCATAGCTCAGACGAACGAGCGGGGCCGCACGCGCAGGTTGTGGGTCTGCTTGCCGTGCAGCGCGTGCAGGTTGCCCGCGGACGTGCCGGCCCGGAACTTCTTCTCGTAGACCGGCGCGAGCTGCGACGTGAACGGCATGCCCGGGGTCGCCATCAGGCGCGCGATGGCGCCGGCGGCAATGGTGAACACGTACTCGTTGAACAGCACATCCTCGACCACGGTGCACGACTGCGTCGGGTAGAACGCCGCCTTGATCGTCAGGCCGAGCGTGACCGCCGTGTCGGGCACGGGGTACAGGCTGATGGTGGCCGCGGTGGGGGTCTTCTGGAACCACGCCCACGGGGTGCCGGAAGCCAGGACCGCGTCGCCGATGGTGGCGCCGGTGAGCGCGGTGGGGGACTCGACCTCGCCGGGCGGCGCCGACTCCAGCCACGTACCCTCGTGGGCCGCGCCGAGCACGCGCGCGAGCTGCATGTCGCTGGGCACGGTGACGGTGTAGTCCTGCGTGGCCGCCACGATGTTGTAGGTGCTGACGCGTTGCACCAGGTCGGTCTGCTTGCAGAACTCGATGGCCGCCGTGCGGATGGCCTCGATGGCGGCCGGGTCGGTGCAGCCGGGCACCGAGGGCAGGACGAACGGCAGGAACGACTCGATGGTGACGCTCATTTGGCTTCCGATCCAGAGGCCGCCTTGGCGGTCAGCCCGAGGGAGTTCTCCATCGCTGCGCGGTGCGCCAGGGCGCGGGATTCCGAGCCGGGCAGCTCGATGTCCTTGCTGAACGCGCGATAAAGGATGTAGTCGAGCAGCGGGCCGGCGTAGCGGTCGGGGATGTTGATGGCGTTGCTGACCGCGGAGACGTTGGTCGGCATCAGCGCGTACTCGGCCTCGACGTAGTTGGCGCTGGTCTGCGGCGGGTAGACGTAGAACGTCTCCGGCTTGGCCTGGTCGTAGGTGTAGTTCTTGACCACGAGGGTCGAGGTGTCGCTGTGCCAGCCGGGGCGCTGCATGTCGAGGAGCTGGTGCGGCACCAGGCGCACGGCGTCGCCGGCGGTCGTGCCGCCCACACCCATGTTGCGGATGACGCGTTGCAGGAAGAAGCCGCCCGTGGGCAGGCTCTGCTTGGTGCCGGCGACGAGGGCGATGTTGCCCACCGTCATCACGGCGTCGGGGGCGATGATGGCGATCTCGGCCTGGCCGGCGTTGAGCCAGTCGAACAGCTCAGCCTCGGCCCAGCGGGTGGCGCCGGTGTCAAGCAGGATTTTCTGCGCTCGAGCAGTAAGTACCGACGCAAGGATCGTTCCCAATCAGCCCTCCAATGAAATAGGGGTCCGGCTTGTGGCGCGGACCCCTAAGTGTACCAGCTAACACGTTAGCCCGTGGGGGCTCCCGCAGCGATTACGCGCTGACGACGCACAGCCAGTTGGTGACGCTGTCGTTGTCGTCCAGCGCGATGAACACCGCCGACTTGCCGGCAGCCACCGAGCGGACGGCGTCGTCCGCGGCGCCGTCGATCTTGCCGCCAGAAGCCGGGAACACGGTCGCAGCGACCGTACCGACCTTGACGTAGATCGGCGAGCCCGCCGGGTGGGACGCCGGCAGGACGAAGCCGGTCTGACCCGTTTCCGAGGTCAGGTAGTTGGTGCCGGCGACGATGGAAGCGGCGCCCGACTGGGTGGTGCCGACACCGACGACGGTGGCGTGGGAGCCGTCTGCACGGCCGAGTTGGAAGGAAGGCATGTGTATCTCCAATAAGGGTTGAGCTCGCTCTGACGGTATCCCCCGGCGTTAGCCGGGGGGGTTCACGATCAGTAGA